GTAACTCGGATAAAGTCTTTAATACTCTATGGCAGGTGAATCTTGCATCTGCAATAGACTTTGCTTCTCTGGAGATCAGGAATTCTTCGGGTGGTACATTCTCTATTCTAACTTTACCAACATAAGACTGGCGTGATAAGACAACATCATGTTTCATACCGTAGTCATCTTGGTAAGGTGTATGTTCAACAACATCTATACTGGGACTTACAACAAGAGCATTGAACTCCTGTTCATCAAGACCGTTGTACTCTTCCCTGTTCCAATCCTCGTACTCATCCCACCAGCATTTGACAATACCATTCTTCTGTAAGAGAGCATCTGTGAACCAGGTGTAGAGAATTTCCCAGCCAGGATTATCTTTAGTGAAAATATAATTCACGTAATCCGTAGCTTGTTTAGCAGTCTCCACATCTTCGGGTCCGTGTGGAGCGAACGTAACCATCTCGTCACCACTGGCAAACACTCTCATAAGAGAAGGCTTGATCCATTCAATGGTATCCATAACCGAGGAGTCTACGTACTGACTTCTACCGTCTACTTCATTACCTAATGGAAGACCATAGTAATACTCCATAGCCTTTTCCCGCTGATCCGAAACAGTATCGTTATAGCCAATAGAATCAGCTATCTCACTGTTTACTCTGGAGATCAGTTCGTCGTCTGTTAGTTTAGATGATGCCATAATTCTTATATTCTATGTCCTTCGTCCATGTCGGATCTTTACCAGATACGGCGAATCGTTGGGATTGAAAAGCGTAACGGGTTGCAGACATGATATCATCCCTTAATGCAACCACCTTGCCACCCTTCCTGTGGTACATTCTGAACTCCTCAAACCAGTCAGGGAGTGTAGAAAATACCTTAAACTTACCATCTTCCATGACCTGAATCATCGCCATAAGCCCTTCTTCTATACTATTACCACCTTTATTCTCCCCTAATGCAGGGGGGTTGGTGAAATGATCCAACATTAAGTTACAACCTAAGTTACGGTACTGGTCAGCAAGACCAGGATTACCCATAGAGTCTCGTCTATTGCCATCATGGGGATAAGCAATGGGGATAAAATGAGGTCTACCCCGTATAGTTTGTGCATGAACCGAGGGTGATGCCTTAGACATCCTATAGCAGTCGTAGACATAGAATATATCCTCATCACGGTCGATAGCACACCAAACAACTGCCGTAGGATGGTCCCATCCGAAGTCTATTGCTGCTATTCTAGGCCAATGATCCTCTATATGGACAGGATCAGTCATTAAATTCTCTTCATTTATAGGAAATATAAGGCCAGAACCAATGGATGGTCTGCCATATCGCCTCATTTCCCTTTCATGAGGACTATAACTGGACAGAATCTGCTGCATGACATCCTCATTCAGATGTCCTTTCTGTCCCATTTGCGACATTACTTTCTCAGATGCGTCATCCCATGTAGCATTTGTCAGAGATTGACCTGGCTGAAGGTTGTTCATGAAGGACGCAACGGTTTCTGTCATGCCTTGTTCGGGCGTAAAGGTCATATACACCATGCCTCTACGGTCCAGTGTACGTGTCACAGCCTGTGAGTAGATGTCTCGGCTAGGTTCTTCGTCCAGCCAGATACAGTCTACGCTGCGTCCTTGCCATTTCTCTACGCCCATCTCGTAGGCTTTAAAGAATAAAGAGGAGTTCCCACCGCTGACGTGCCTGATCAGAGCGACCGATTTGGCATTAGGTACACCGGGTTTGCGTTCTGTTTTTATTATATACGATCTTGGAACGGTACCTGATCCAAATGCTTCCGGATCATCAGGGGAACCCAATAACTCATATTGTACAATGTCTCTTGTGGTTTCGTTTGAGACTCCACCTGCCCATGCTATGATGGGTTGATGGTATACCCGTCCTTTCCACCACTCTGGGTACAACCCAGTTAAGTGATAAGAAAGTTCCGCGCTACCACAGTAGGATTTTCCTATACGGTTAGCAGCCATTAACAGTCGCTGGTTGGAATCCGCTCCTGTCTCATGGAACTTCTGCTGGTAAGGGTAGGGATCATAGGAATTGATCCTGTTGAACCGCTCCCTCTGCCTTAACTCCCGTAGGAGTTCTACCGCTCTAGTGCTTGAGGAGGGCATCTAGTTCCCTTTCTATTTCCTCTTTCGACATTGACTCTATGGTTGTTGTTTCGATTCTTTCGACTGGTTTGAGTCCAGCCCTGTCAAGGAGATCTTTGACAGCACCGAGCCTAACCGATTCCGACTCAGCTGATTCAGCCAGTTCACTAAGCCATCGTAAGCCTGCCGGAACTTTATCTGCGAGTAGTTTCTGAGTTGCTTCATGTATTTCATTTGTAAACTGCGCCTTTAGTTGTGAGCCTTTAACCTTAGCTGTCTTCTCTGAATAACCCGCATGGATAGCTGACTGCGTGGCATTACCAGTCAGTACATAATGTTCAATGAATTTATCTTGGAGTATTGTCATCTGTCCCGCCCTACTATCGCTGCTTCTCGTCCAACAGGATCACCACGATATCCGCCCATTGCTCCAGCAGCACCACCACCTTCGGCACCAGCCAGAGCAAGGAGTCCACCAAACTCATTACCCATCATGGCGTTTATAGCAGCTTGTACTTCAGCGTGAGATGGGGTTCCCCTATCCCTAGTCTCCATTAAGTCTCGTGTAACCTGATCTCTTATAGCATTTCGGTGTTCTACTTCTCTAACCATTGCTGCTATATCAGCAGTCTCAGTTACCGCAGGTGTGACTACTGGTGCTGGTGCAACTACAGGTGTTGCTAACTCTTCAGCTTTTCTTAAATTTTCCTGTACCTCAAAATCGGAAAACTCTTCCACACCGTACTTGTCTAGTCGCATCATTTCCGGTGTTTGATCTATAGCATATTCTGGACTAATCGTACCTTGCTGAAGCATATCAGCAAATGCAGACAACCTTTCTACGGGCATAACATCGGGATTCGTATAGGCTTGGACTAAACCCTTTACGTTAGCTAACCCAGATTTTGCGCCTTCCCATCCCTGACTTAGCGCATCTACAACTGGAGTTTGCAAGCCAATATTACGACCAGAATCTGCTGGATGTCCAAACAACTCATCACCTATCTGGTACGGAGTTGCTGTACCAGCAGTAACGGCAGCCCCTACTACTTGACCTATAGCATCTTCCTGCAATGACTTGCCCAAGTCCCATCCCTTCCAAGCGTCTGCTTCTAAACCACTTACAAGACCCATGTTTGCCATTTTTTCAATAGCATCCGAGCGTGTCCTGTACTCAGGTAAGTCACCAAAAAAAGGCTCAAGTGCTTTTGACGCAACAGAACCCTCGTTAAAAGCTCCTGCTGATTTCGTTAGTTCATTTATTATATTTCCCTGCGCTACCCTATCCCAGAAACCTTGGACCTCAGTATCAGCCGGGAAAGCCCCACCTAACTGTGCATACATATTCTCCATAGTATCCCAGTTAGGCTGGGAAGCTATTACAGTATCAGGTGCGATCTGTCTAAATCCTGTAGGTGGTATACGCTCACCTTCGTAGCCAGAAGGACCATACTTCTCCATAGGTTGTACGCCGGGAACCCCACCTAAGGCACCACCAGCATCGGGTGAAATATCAAACCCTGGTAGAGTAGAGACATTTGGATATGTCTCCACAACCGGAGTAGTCGGATCATCTACTGCCATACTGGGGTAAGCCTGAGTAACCCTAAAATCAGTAGGATTAATACCGGGGGCTAGCTCGCTGGCTACCGCTGGCTCAGACCTCAATAGTTCATAAGCAGCACCAACTGCCGGTAATGCCTTTACAGTGCCCTGGCCTAACCTGGATGCAGTCCTCTGTATCTGTTCTGGAGTAAGTCTTGGCCTACCTACAGTTGGCTTCTTCTCCACTACTGGATTGGAGGCAGCAGCAATATCGCCAAGATTAAGTTTAGGTTGGGCAGCAGAGTACAATGCACCAAGATTAGAGAATGGAGCATAGCTTGTAGATAGTGCACCTGTATACCTAGTAGGTACACCTGGCGTCCAACCCCTAGCTGCCCTAAGTTGCATCTCCCTTAAATAATCTTCCATTGTCGCCATTACGCTTTCTTCCTCTTCATTCTTATGTCTAGGCCATCCTGTACGGCTTCCTGACGCGTCTTACGGACTTTACCCGTCTTACCCCACTTCCAACCCCCTTTAACCTTCATGGCGGGCATTAGGAGAGGTCTGCATCCATCTCATGCACCTTATCAGATACTGAACGGACCCAGATAGAAGGCAATATTCCATGAACCAAAGCAGTCAAGGACAAAAGAAATAATCTCATAGCCAAATTCCATGCTTGTAGTAGGTGTCCGAAGTAGGTTAGGTTCTGATCGCGTAAGTGTTTCATAGGGATGTAGCTTTACCTTTTCTTAGGCGGTCTTCCGCGCTTCTTGCCGTAGCTTCCAGGACCAGTAGGCATATTAGGTTCTCCTTATGTTTGCTATATTACCCACCGCTGAGTGGGAAGGATATATATATATGTTAAAAAAAGAGTGGGGGTGCATACCCCCTCTGCGCTGTTGCTGTGGCTGGGATCGCGGGCTACTAGGGCGCGCCTACATACACGGATACGGAACCTCAGACTAGCCGTGTGAGTGAGCGGGATTGATATCATATCGGACGTATTGTTCCTGACGTTACCCGATACAACTGGGTCGGGCTGTCGTGAACTCAGCCTCTCCTGCGTCGAGTCTTCGCCCTTCGGGCTTCCATCCCTAACGCAACAGCATGTTACCGAACAGAGGTAGTATTAAACTACATTCACGTGAGATACTCGGCTCGCCCGAACGGCTCGCTCGATACAGCACGATCACTACAGATAACAGACTACAGCACCTCACACTTTTGTACGGCTCGGTGCAACGGCCTCCTCAGTCGTGCCGTCGACGATACAGCAGTCGAGGCTTGTACTCCTTCGATCGACATTAGCATGTGGATTTACTTAGTAAAGGACTTCGCAAGTCGACGATACAACAGTCGATCCTTGACTAAGAAAATGCCTACATGCTGAAGTTGAGGGGTTGTATTAGATGTTAATTTTAACGGCAAACAAAAGGAGTATCTGCCACTATGAAACATATCAATGACATGTTAGGGCTGTTCGATAGAGACTGCTGGACTAGAGTAGGCTTTGGCTGGGAGAAGAGTACACTCTGGAAGGCCATGTACTGGGGCTTTGAGGTGCTGAAGGAGCGTGACGCTGAGGCCCAGGCCTTGAAAGATAACGTCAACGGCACCGGTACTGATGTTACGGAGAATACCGACGCTGACGGGGCTTATGAGACTGAAGAAAATGTCTCACCGTATGTTGCTATATCCAAGACCGAGAGGTTCCATTGGGCTTGCTACATCCTTAATTGGATGGATGATAACACTGATTATCATTCCTATATCGATAAGAAGGGGAATGAGTGCTTTCGCCACAGACCCAGTGTAACTGAAGAGGTCGAGAAGTTCCTACTAAAGCCCTTCTCAGAGGCAGAGAATCGATTGATGGTCGAGGCTCTGGGTGAGCAGTACGCATCTAACTGGGCCAGTATCGCAGAGAAGGAGCGCACAGCAACCTTTGAACGCTACGGATCAGAGTTGGTGCAGCTGATAAATGATGAAAGAAACTTCGGTTTCCCGTGTACATTTGAAGAATGGAACTGTAGCGCATTCGGTGAAGATGTAGCCAAGACACTCGCCGTTAAGATAGCTGGTGCAATGGAATACTTACCTCAGAAGTACGGTTATACTACACCCTGGGTAATAAGCACCTGTGGTAACTTGGCTATGATCGAGAAGGTCTGTGCCGTAGATTGAGCAGTATCCGGGAGAGGTGGCTTCGGCTGCCTCTCCCCTTTTTTTGGTCGCCGGGATCGCAAACAACTGCATACGATACGGCCTACACAAACCTCAAACAGCCACAGCCTACGGCTGGGGTAGAAGTATAGTATTAGTGAGGCAGTAAAGAGAACTGCTGTTAGCGAACACAGTGTGAGCGTCATGCCGTAAAGAAAATTTTTAGGGCATATATAGTGTCGCATATAGGCAGATACCTGTCGGTCTGGTGATATACATCGAGACTGACTTGGGTTATATTATGGTTTCACTTACTGAGGAACTAAATATGAAGAAGACCGAAGCACAGTTAGCAAACCAGGCACTTGAACTCCTGGCATCCTTTCGCGGACGCATCATAGTTGGTCGCGCCCTTAGCCACATCATCAAAGAGATGGAGAAGGTGGAAGGTGGGATGCGGGAAGTTTCAACCCTCGAAGATATGCACCTCATACGGGATCATTTCGGAATCGATCTCTCGGATTAATTCCTCAAAGACCTGGGCATGTCCAAAAACTGCCTGTTGTCATCACTCCTGTACGACTATCTGTTAGGTAGTGAGCGGAGCGGAGTAGAGTATGACGCATAGTATTAGAGAGGCGTCGCAACTAGGACAGGTAAGGTCTTGAAGGTTAATGATTTACATGATATAATCATGTATTATGTAAGGGTTAATCAAGATAAGGAGGTTAATATGGATAACACCAGGAACTATAAGGTAAAGGGTAAGAAGATGTTACCTAAGTCTTATAATCGTAGACGTAATGAGGTTAAGAAGTTACGTCAATCATTCTCACGGTTAGATAATGTATTACGTACACGTATGCGTAACATTGCTAACCCATCAAGAGGGAGGTAAGTATGCAGCATCCTAAAGATGTAAAGGGTAGTGACAAACCTAAGTCGTTGTTGTCTATCCCAGTTGGTCAGAGGTACACTACGATACTTGATCGCCTCGATACTATTGAGAAGTGTTTGACCAACGTCGAGAAGTCCGAAGCATTAGTTAAATGGGAAGAGTTGTATACTAGGCTGTGGAATATTGAATCTCGCCTTGATAAATTAGAGGAGAAGAATGATGCCCTTGAAAGAGATTGATAGAGATGTAGAAGTGTTGACTGCATCAGCGTTGTTAGAGAGGCTCGATACTATTGAGGCTAACGCAACTAACATTAAGAATAATTTTGTAGGTCATGTCACTGCCTTAGAGACTAAGGTAAAGCAGTTAGAAGATCGCGCTCGGACACAGCGAGATGAGTCCGATCATATCGTGGACATCGTAGGTCACCTTGAATCAGATGTTAGTGATCTGGATAGTTGCTATTCTGATGTTGTTCCTCGGCTCGATGCTATTGAGTCAGATATTAAGGTAATGGGTCAGGTAGTAACCGAGAATTGTCTGACACTCAGCAAGATTGAAGAACGTATCGCAATAATGCAGGAGAAAATAGATGGCATTGACTAGATCAGTATTAGTAACCACACCAGTAGTAAGGCAAGAGGAAGTAGATTCTGTATGGTTGGCAAGGATTCAGGGAGACAAACGTCCGTTCAAGTTGCAGGTTGGGAACATAGATGTTATGCTTAGCTATGCAGAGTTAAGTAAGTTGATGGCAGATGCAGATGGTGAGATCAGAGATTACCTTGGAGAAGAACATGTCTAAGAGAAAGACCTTATTTGATTACATGACACCCGCACAGCAGCAAGCTATGTCTCAGGTCAATAGTAAGGGTGAACGAGAGAGACTCCCTACGTTACACTCTACATGTATGGAGAAGACTGGAGTGTCTCGTCCTGGTAAAACTGCGAGAGATCGCGCAAAGAAAATGAGGAGGTTAATGTCATGAGTGACTGGACTAAATCATACAGCAGTCTGGAACTGTTAGAAACTTTAAGAAAAGATTTGGAAATGTTGGATGATGTTCATGGCATAGACCCAGAAAATACAACTGCAAGTATAAGTGTAGTCGATGCTCTTATAGAGCGTCTTGAACACTTAGAAACGGAGGTACATCAATGAGTAACAATAGATTCTTTAGATCGGTTCTAACTTCTGAGCCACCCCTTGATCCGCCTGAGTTTGTGGATCATCGAGTCATAGCTAGGCGTAGGGATCAGGAACAAGAGTATACATACGAGCAGCATCGTCATGATGAAGAGATGTATCAGGAAGAGATAAACAACTGGCGTATGTATGATGAGTTGGAAAATTCCTTACTTGAAATGGAGGGCAAATGAAACAAACTAGATTTTTCTCAGATGATCTTGACGGTGTAGGAACTGTCGGATATACGCACACTGATGGAAGTACTCAGTCCATTGTCACCTTAGACGATAAGGAACTAGGAGAACGTGTCGCCCATCACTTTAACGAGTTTTTTGGGCCCGACTTCAGCAAGCCACCGCTTGATTATCTGGAGCGAGAGCCGGAAAGCAGGAACTTGTCAAACATTGAAGTGCTACTTACAGACTTCTTACTGTGGTCAACGGGTGGCGAAGACAAAAACTTTGAAACATCCTATGATTTCCTGTGCGAATCCGCTCAATCGTATGTCAAGCACATAGATGAAATGTGGGAAGAAACTGACGTCCGTGTGAACTTTGAATCCCCCGACTCAAGGCAAGCAGGTTCTTTTGAAGGCTGTCCACCCAAGATAAAGGAGTAAAGTGATGAAAATCAAAGACCAAGTAACTCAGCATGTCATCGATGGGTTAGAAAATGGATCACCCCCTTGGATTCGCGGTTGGTCAGATGATGGCACCAAGAGTACACTGTGCCTGGCACCACGTAATGGTGACAGTCAGCGTCCTTATAGTGGCATTAACTGGTTGATTTTAGGGATGTTTTCCCCCTATAAATCTAACGAGTGGTTCACTGCTAATCAGGCTATCAGGTTGACAGGTAAGAAGAAACCTATCACACCTGAGGAATTCAAGAAAGGGTTTACCATTATATTCTACAAGGAAATATCCTTTGAAGATAAGAATGGTAAAGAGCAGTTCCGTCCCATCATGCGTACCTATAGGGTATGGAATAGGGAACAGATACCAGATTTACCGCAGATAAAACGCACATCTAAGTTTGATCCTAAGTCTAGCGTCGATGAGATGCTAGTTAATCTCAAACTTAAAGGTGGTGTTCATGTTGGTGGTGATCGTGCCTGTTATGTACCATCAGAGGATGCTGTATGTATACCCAATGATGAGGCATTTGATACATTTGAGGATGAAGTGTCTGTGAAGGCACATGAGGGTTGTCATGCTACTGGTGCTGAGCATCGGCTCAAGCGTAAGCTAAGCACTGGAGATGTAACAGCGTATGCCTATGAGGAACTGATCGCTGAGTTAGGATCAGCTATGGTATGTGCATCTCTTGGTATACCATTGGAGAAGTTGAGACATACAGATTACATCGGTGTCTGGCTCAAGCGACTGAAGGATGATACATCCTATATATTCAGAGCAGCAGCAGACGCATCCAAAGCCATGCAGTACTTAATGAAGGAGGTAGCATGAGTATAATGAAAGAACTGAGTATCGAAGCAGAAGATGACCTCAGATTTAGGATAGCTGAGGCACTGACTGACTACGGTTTTACTCAGGATGATGCTGAGAATCTAGCTGATTCCTGTGATATACCTTGGAAGTTACTGCATGATGAGACAACTGACAAGTTTACTGCGATCATTGACTTCGCTCATGACTCATTCAGGGAACCCTGATACTTGGGTCTGCGGGTATATTGCTTTAGCGAGGCGTGTTGCTTGGCTCTGTGCTTATTATTCTTTGCTACAAAGTTCCTTCGCTTCAGCCTCTTTAGTTTCTGTTCGGCTCGATGGTCTAAGTTCATTGAGTCATAGGCCTCTATATATATACCTTTCGGGGGTAAGCATTTGATTATAAAGGAATAATATAAGTGGTTGACATGGTGTACCTTTTAATATATACTGCGTAGTAACGGATGTTGTTCCGTGTCCGTTAATCTTTTACTATGAACTGTTGCCTCTGATCTCATCTTCAAAGGTAACTTTGTTGACTCTGGCTTTTGTACTCGACCAGATTAAATAGCTTGCGTGTAACGGGGCTTCTGGGTGCAAAGTATCACGCATCAGATTTCTTAGTATTAGACGGAGCATAATAACTTCAACAACTTAGACACTAAAGGTATATACATGAAGGGTTCTTTCGGTTTAAATCGCCTCGTTAGGAAGGCACAAAACCTGGAGCGAAAGCTGGAGTTTGATCTTATAAAGACAGGTGCAACCAGCATCGAGACTTATAAGAACAGATGTCTTGGGTACATAGAGAGGCTAGGTATGCTGACCAATGTATCTATGGAAGAGAAGAAGGCAGCAGCAAGGAAGATGTATAAAGTTTACTTTAATCTTCAAGACTTTGAAGGTGCGGAACAGGAGACTGACATGGAAGTATCATTGGAATCATTATTACATCAGTTAGACTTGGCTGTAGTTGAGACTCATTCAGCTAATGTCAGGTCAGGTGGTGGCCTGGGATTCTCATCAGTACATGGGTTGATGCTGGCTGAGGGAATATCTCCACCCCAAAATCCATACTGGCGTACTGAAAACGAGGCTAAGGCTGGGGTAGGTAAGGAAGGTAACGCATTGATTGGCCTTGGGTTTGACAGAAGCCTTTACAGGGAACCCCAAAGTGTGGTACAATGGAGGGAAGAAATGAAAGAGCAGAAGGAGGAGGTGTTGCGTGATTCAAAGATGCAGTGATCCTAACTGTAACAGGTACGCTACAATATACCATCCTGCTCCCTACTGTGATAGAGACTGGGCCAGGAGACACAGCACTCAGTATTCACCTGAGGTAGCTGAGGAGTTGAAGTTGCCTACGCCTAGTGTACCATATAGAAGGTATCTTGAGTGGCAGCTAAAGAATCGTGGGCTGACCAAGAAAGATGGTGAAACAGACGAGGAGAACTGGGAACGATGCAAAGCAAGAGCAAAGAAATCAAAAATGTTAAGCGGTTGAAATCTTTTTTATGTATTACCTATGGTAAGATAAGATTGTATGAATGGATTGGAGTAGCTATAATACTCTACCTATTCTACTTGTTTGGTTTTTAATTTGAATCATGGGGCATTGGTCAGGTGAGCGGTGGCATCTGAGAGATACTAGGACTCCTGTGATTCAGACCTCCCTTTCGGTCCTAGTGTCATCCACCGCATTAGCTAGCATCTGGAAGTCGTGCGGAGTTTGCAGACACCCAGATATTTTTTACTTTAAACTGGAGAAGTGTTATGCGTTATGCAAGACATGGGCATCGTGGTAACGAGCCAACAGATCGTACCCCTACCTATAATTCCTGGCGTAAAGCAAGGGAACGTGTATACAACCCCAACGCTGAGGGTTATAAGTATTATGGTGGGCGTGGTGTTGAGATGTGTAACAGATGGGATAGCTTTGAGGATTTCCTGTTCGACATGGGTGAACGGCCTGAAGGTACGACAATAGATCGTATCAATCCGTTTGGTAATTACGAGCCTACTAACTGTCGGTGGTCAACACGACAGGTACAGGCTAACAACAAGCGTCGTCGTGCTGCATAAATGCTGATCCTACTACAGCAGTAACTACGGCTGAAGCAGCAGCATGACTACGTGGAAACACTGTGAGCGCACCATCGCTAGTCTCTTGGGTGGTGTGCGCACGGGCTGCAACGGTGAGTCAAGGCGTGACGTTGAGCATCCACGCTGGAGCATCGAGGTAAAGCATAGAAAAAGTTTACCTGAATGGTTGCATTCTGCGATGGATCAGGCTATAATAGAGGCAGAGCATCGGGTTCCCATGGTTGTATTACATGAGAAGCAGATGAAGTACGAAGATAGTTATGTTATATTGAGGCTTAAAGATTTCAAGGAGATCACTGATGAGCAGCAAGAAAGAGTTTCTGACTGAGTTGGTAAAGGATAACGACCTCAACACTGAGGAAGATATCTTTCGTATGCCCCTGGGTGGTAAGCAGGTGGCTATCATTACCCGTACTGGTATCGAGAAGATACAGTACAACAATGGTATTGATGTTAAGTTTACTACCGTAGTAGTGGAGCGTGACTTCGTTGCTGTCAAAGCAGTAGCCACTATGGGTGACATCACTATGGAAACATTCGGTAGTGCATTACATGGGCAGGGTGGTAACTGTCGCAGTAATTATGTACTTGAGATGGCAGAGAAACGAGGGTTAGCAAGAGTTGTACTCAAGATAATAGGTGCGTATAAGTTCGGTGTCTTCGGTGAAGACGAATCAGACGACTTTAAAGGAGAATAGTCATGGTTGCAAAGAAGAAACCCGCAGAGAAGCAGACGTTCCTGCGTCCAGAAGATAGGCTGGAGTTACTTAACGCACTTAACAAGGCTAAGTCTGTAATGGATGATACCCTTGAGTGTGGCTCGGCTTGGTGTCATGATGTACACGATGCCAACAATAAGGTAAGAGAAATAGCCCGTAAGCTAGGCTACAAACAAGAGAATTACTACTGTAATTTCACAATGTAAGGAGGTGAGATGTTTAGAACAAGCTATGGGGAGGATATCTTCAAGACTAAGTATGCACAGAATCAGTATGAAACATGGCATGATCGTGCTAAACGAGTGGTTAACTGGGTATGCGGTGACATGGATGGCACGAAGAATCACCTGCTATCTAAGGACGATCAAGCGCAGCTTATCCAGTTCATCACGGACTTCAAGTTCATGCCGGGCGGACGGTACCTCTGGTACGGTGGTAGAGAGGCGCGGTTCTTCAACAACTGCTACTTATTGAGGCTTGAGGAAGATTCAAGAGAGGAGTGGGCTGCTCTATCACAACGGGCGATGTCTTGTTTAATGACAGGGGGTGGTATAGGAGCGGATGTATCCCTGTGTAGACCGGGAGGCAGGGCATTGCGCAGAACGGGAGGCGTGAGTTCTGGGCCTCTTCCGTTACTCTCTACGCTCAATGAGATAGGAAGGAATGTAATGCAAGGGGGGAGCAGGAGATCAGCCCTCTACGGCTCTCTCAGTGCCTCTCACGGGGATATATGGGACTTCCTACACTATAAGAACTGGCATGACAGGAAGATAACTGGGTCTGACATGACTGTGGCTGATGCTAAGAAGGCAGACTTCAACTACCCTGCCCCATTAGATATGATGAACATCAGCACTAACTATAGTGATGAGTGGTTGAGTGGTAACGACAACGAAGTATTCATGGAGAACTGTAGGCAAGCCCTGATGACAGGTGAGCCTGGATTCTCCTTCAACTTTGGAGCGCAAAAGAATGAAACACTTAGGAACGCCTGCTGCGAAATACTCAGCGAAAATGACAGCGACGTTTGTAATTTGGGCAGTGTTAATCTTGCGAACATTGATACTGTTGAGGAGTTTAAAGATGTGGTGCACCTCGCGTCTAAGTTCCTTGTTTGTGGGCTTATACGAGCGCATCTACCGTATGAAAAGGTAGAACGAGTAAGGCAACAGAACTCTCGCATCGGACTGGGCTTGATGGGTATGCACGAATGGCTGCTCAAGCGTGACCATCGGTACGAGATGAACGATGAACTTAAAAAATGGATGAAAGTATATGAAACAGAATCTGAACGATCCGCTAACGAACATTGTGAGCGACTTTTTCTCAACCGTCCTAAGGGATACAGAGCGATTGCACCTACTGGGACTATTAGCATCCTCGCAGGAACAACCAGTGGTGTGGAACCAGTCTACGCCGTGGCATACCGCAGACGCTACCTTACAGATGGAACAAGATGGAAGTATCAATTTGTCGTTGACGGTACGGCCCAGCACCTTATCGAGAGGGGAGTCTCCCCAGACAGAATTGAATCTGCGGTGGACCTCGCAGAAGATGTCGAGCGACGGGTAAAGTTTCAGTATGAGTTACAGAAATTTGTCGACCATGCTATTAGTTCTACTATTAACCTACCTCAGTATGGAAGCGACCTTAATAATGCAGACCATGTAGAACCCTTCAGTAAGATGTTACGGAAATATGGTCATGGGTTACGTGGGCTTACCTTCTATCCTTCGGGATCAAGAGGTGGACAGCCTATCAACGCTGTGCCTTACGAGGAAGCAGCATCTAAACGTGGCATAATCTATGAGGATAACTCAGAAGAGCAGTGCCTCACAGGAGTATGTGGATTATGATTGAATTAAAATGCGTTGGTAAAGATGTGAGAGCATTTAAAAGATGCCCAGGTTACATAGATATTCCAGAACACATGATGCCTATTGATGAATTCAACGACGATGATCATTATTGTAAAGAATGTCGATCAAAGCAGTGTGGTATATCGAACGCAATTATCGCATTGACCGAAAGGTATATAGCGAGAGGTTTTCGTAGAAAACATCCTCGAAGACAAGAGATACATGCTTTCGCTAGGGAGGTATACAACGGCAATAAACCTGAGCAAGAACTACAAGAGTTCATCGAAGAAATAGAAGCTGAAGCATGGGTGGGTACCATATTCCCAAAATCGTATGAGC